ACCCCAAATCAAAGAAAGAGCGATTTGCTTGATCAAACGGTATTCAGCCTCATCTTGTCCTTCGTAGAAGAAACCATTCATCTTCTTAGTTCCCATATCACCATATTCAATCTCCATCCATTGAGGAGCGTTGGTTTTTTGAGTACCAGTCAGTTCATAAGTTTCTTTGAAGATCTGAGTTGTCCAGTTATATTTTTGCCAGAAAGACTGAGATGAAGTTGGTTGATCAGTGCCTTCAGCCCAAGCAGAACCAACAACAATCATAGTTACAGGATTAGTAGCTACCCAAATTCCATTGAATGCACCTGTAGTAAGAGCGTCAACAGTAACTGTAAATGTGGTAGCTGTAGATGCAGTACCCTGGGTTACTACCTCTACATTAGAAATACGTCCTAATGGTAAAGTAGGTTCAGATGCAAACATCACAACTTGACCAATTTTAGCGTAAATTAAATCAACGTAAGCAGTTGGACTTAAAGTAGGAACACCTTGAGAAGTTACAGTAATAGTAACTTGGCTAGTGCTAACAGCAGCAAGAACTACACCTGAAATAGAGGTATCGTAGAAACCTTTTTCCCAGTGCCATCCAGTAGTATTCTGAACACCACGCTTCATTCCAAGACCCATCAAAAGTTGGAAGTCAGAAAGACCGTTATCACCATACTTATTTTTCAAAGTACGCAAGTAATGCGGAACTAATAGTCCGCTTGTATAGCTAGCGTCAAAAAGTGACAATAAGCCACCATTTAATCCTTCGCCAGATACAGGGTTAAAAAAATTAGACATTTTCGTAAAAAATTAAGGTTTATAAATCAAATTAATATTGTGATTCAAAATACCTTTGTAATTGAGACTTTTCACTAGATCCACTTGGCCTTTCCTGTTTCACTACTTCAGCTCCGTTATGGAACTCTTTCATGGCTTTTTCTTGGGACTCCCCTCTAACCGCTTGAACGAGTGCCTTATAAATGTTCTTTGCCTCTAAAGCTTCTGCACGCATCCGTGCGTAATTCTTAATGGCACTAACATTATTTTCGTCTGGTAGTGATGGATTTGCCGATATAATCCCCATGAGTTCTTGGTTCAATTGGTCTAAAGTGGCTTGCGACACCGCAGTCTTAACTTTAACACCTTCAACCTCAATCTCTAGATCGTTAATCTTAGCTGTTTGTTCAACTATAGGCTTCCAATCACTTACAAGTTTTTCAGTGTTTTGTTTATACTCATCAAACTTGCCACGCAAAGATGCAACAAAATCTTTATTCTCACCAATATTTTTTAATTTTTCTGATACAGTATCTAAATGTTTACCTAACTTCATCTTCATTGTACGAGGAGCATACTGCCCTTCTACATCAACATCACAGTTGTACTCATCAGCAATCGCTTCACAAACTTCTTCAAAAGACATTGTCTTTAACATGTCTGGATCTTTAATAACCTCAGACAAAGCCATAACTTGAACAGGACTATTTCTCAAATCCTCCTCTGTCTTGCCGATAAATTTTCTAGCAATCTCCATGTCTTTAATGCCTGTTGACTTCATGAATGAATTCAAGTTAGCCAAACTATCATCAGCAAAAGGAGACTCTAGCTGCTGCATAAGAGTTTCTTGATCCTTTATAAAAGGTTCAAACTCATCATACTTAGACGCTTTTTCAGAAAGCATTGAATACTTTTCTTTAATAGAGTCAACATTTTCAAAGTCTCCAAAGATAGCTTTTAGATCAGAGGCTTTAAATGTAGCTTCATCCGCTACATTAGCATTACTATCATCTACCTCTTTTTGAGAATCGGTTGATGAATTTATCACCTGTGATTCATCTTGGGCAGCAGGTGTAACATCCGATGGCTTTGAATTAGCTGCACCGATGTAATCAAAAAAATTAACAGTGTTATTTTCCATATGTATTTATTTGTGTTTTTTATCTTTTTCTAATAGAACCTGTAATTTCGGTCCCTGTCTCCTGTTGCAAATAAGCCTCAGTTTTAATCTCCTCAATATTACCCTCAGTCTTAGCCTGTATCTCCATTTGCTTTTCTTTCATTCTAATCTCAGCTAATGCTGCTTGTTTTTCAATTTCAGCTTGAGTCTCAGCTTTAATGATTTCAATCTTGTTCATCATCTTCTGATTTTCAAGATCAATCAAAGACTGAGATTGTGCCTGTTGATTTTGAGCAGCCATTTGATCGTTGTACTGTCTCTTCTTAGCAGATTTATAGTTGAGATACCATGTAGCTTCTTTAAGCCTTCCTTTTTCAACCATATCTACAATAAGAGTGAAGTCAGCCAATTCAATCTCAGGCATACCATTACGACCAACTTTTAATGCAGTTTCAGCAGCTTCTAATATTTTAAACTTCTGAGTTGGAGATATTTTATTAGATAAATTAATACCCATCTCATCAAGTGTCAAATCACACCCCGTCATGATCGCTCCAATCGTAGACTGTCCAAATACACCAGAATAATAATCTTTAGTGGCGGCATCATACTTCATTGTAGTGATTGCACGAAGTATTATATTTTGAGCTGCTTTTATCTTAATTTGTTCTAGTGCCTGCTGTAATGGCCATAATGCGTTATTAGTAGCCTCAACCTCTAACTCCGCAACGCCAACAAGCTTCTCTCCTTTTGCAGGAGACGCAGCAATAGTTGGTGTTATACCTGTAATCTGAAGCAACTTCTCTACATCGTGCTGGTAAGCAGCGATCCATTCAGATAACTGTTTACCTACACCACCTTCTAGCTCCTCAAATGATTTATTCATTGTAACTTTTCCTCCAAGTAATGAAGACTTGTAGAAGAAATTACCTGTATGAGAATACACTTGAACTAAGTCAAATGGGGTATATAAAGTACCACCAATACTATTCACATTTAAAGCACCAATATCAATGGCAATACCTTTAGGAGCAGCGGCTAATTTAGCGGCTTGTAACTTAAGGTGATTGATCTGCATTGAATCATAGATAGGAATCGCAGTCTCAGTTATAGATTTTCCTGGTATTTTCACAAAACGATAAGACAACAATGGTTGTTGCTTGTTAATTCGCTTCATGTTCTTTTGCTTACCACCTAATGTTAAATTAGCACCAGGTATAAATACACCTTCGTAAATATTATGCCCATCAATAACAACGGTTTTTTTCTTTTCAGTATTTACGAATTCACCAAATTTATCTGGGTAAAATTGAACATTACCATCTCTATTTTTCTTCTTGAAATAATTAGAGTCTTTTGATATATATTCAAATTCTAAAACATCAATAAATAGAGCGTCATACCTCATTCTATCGGTAATAGTATCTCTTTGAGAATACCATGACCATCCGTATTTATCATTTGCCACAATAGAATCGTATGCAAAACGAGCTACTTTATTTACAAAAGATTCTGTCTCTTCCTCACTATATCCATTTTGTAAAAGAAGCTTTCTAACTTGAGGTATACTATATTTTTCAAAGTGTCCACCAAATGGGGAATTGTCACCTTGATACTCATCTGTCCATGCACAAACAAACTTTGTAGCATCCACATATTTAACTTTTGCGGCTCCAGTATCAGGATCTGTGTAATCCTTAACAACGCAAAAACCAAAATTCAAACAGTCATCTTTTAACTGCTTTTCTATTTTGGTCCAATCACTTCCTTGAAATCCAAACTCAGCTAATTTCTCAATGCCGATTTCAAATGACATTTTGAATCCGCCCATGATTTCATAAAGCTCTAGCTCCGTCATATTCTGCGGAACAAACTGTTCTTCAGACATTTGAGGAGTACCTAATTCTTTCATTAAAGGCTCCATCTTTGACTTTACAAATAGCTTATATTTATTTAAAGCTCTTTGATTTCTAATATCTGGATTGATAGAATCGGCTTGAATTCTTTGCCCGTCAGTAGATATAATAGAATGAATAATTCTCTTAAGCTCTGGAGCCATAGAGAATATTTGAAAGTCTATATTTGAATAACCTTTTCTTCTTCCTCTATTTACAGTTGATCCACCAGCTTTAGGTCCTTTTGTTTTTTCATCCCCTCTGCTCGCCCACATATCAATATACTTTTGCGGACTCTGTCTACCTTCGCTGTAATTCCGAATCTCAAAAAGTCTAGCTATATCCGCCCTACTAAAATAAGTTTTATTGTTTTCGTAACGATAAAAAATAGCATGGCCAACTTGAGATAACCATTTGCCATCTTTCTTTTTAGGATCTATATCATCCTTTGGCCAAAGTACAGTAATTTCGCTCATATATCGTAATCAAAAGTATCAAACAATAATCCATCAATTTTAGAAGATTGTTCATTCATTTCTACAAATTTAGGGTAAATTGACTTACTTCCCAAAAGTGCATATCCACCCGAAGTAAATAAGTCATATTTAGTCATTTCCTTTCTTCCGTCAATATTACCACATTCTTCTAATAATTCAATGTGATTTTCCGTTTCACAACCAACTTTTAAGTATTGCTCCCAAGAATCAAAAATCTCCTGTTTAGTAGAATTGTTTTGTCCATCAGTAGTAACACGTCCTGGTAAAGGCTTTCTAATCCCATTCTCATCCATGTCATACAAGAGATAACCCCTTAATCCCCAATCTAAAAATCTCTCATATAAATGAGTGATGTTCATTTCGGGGTACAACATGGCTCCATAAAACACACAAGCCTTTGCCATATCATCGGCATATTCTTCCCTGCTTACATCCCTTTGTTTGTAAGTGAGTACAAATTTATCTGAAATCCATTGACTTCGCAACTTTATTTCACTATTATTATCGCCATCTATAGAACTGTCCTTTTTATAGAACATTGCTCCAGCATGATAAGACTTCTTTTTACCGCTAATTTCTTCTGACTCATACTTTGCAGGGTCAGCCCCCATAACGTACTTATTCATTACTTGCCATGATGGTTTCCATGACTCTAAGTCTGGATCCCACTCCTTTTGATTTCTTTGTCCTGGAGGAGGCATATGACTTATAATAAATTTACCTTCGTCATCTGGAACTAATCTAACATTGCTTCCACGTCCCTCTGTCCACTCAAAATTATATCTTCTTGTAACACTTTGCTGAAATGTTAACTCAGTAATTCTTTTCTTAATTTTAAGTACAGGGAAAGAAGAGTCTTTTGATGCAGACATGAAACATTCTTTTAATGTCCACGGAAAGTTTTGCATTTCTTCAATAAGACCTGTTTGATCTCCATTTGCTTCAAATGTCTTTCTTTTATTGGACAAATATGTTCTAGCACCGATCATAACAACCCTTCCATCGCTATTCCTTACAGGTCTATTAGGATCTTCAATTATTGAGTTGCCATATTCATCTATAAATCCATCTAGCCCATCATAGGCAGGAAAGAAAATGGTAAATAAACCCGAAGCTGTTTGTCCGTTATCGTTTCTTTCATTATACTTTGAAGACAATATTAACCTCTTCATTTGTTCACCACCACCTCTCTCCATCTCACCAAGAGTTGATGTAAGCAAACCAAGCCCATGTATATATGGACCTTGTGCCAAACATTTCATCACAACCCTCCATCTTTCAATGATATTGATGTTAATACCTGCCTTTGGGTCTACCTTACCAACCTCATCATGGTGTATGAAGTGTAGCTTTTCCATGTCATACGCTCTTTCTCCAGATGGTCGGTGATTTATCCACCCCTCGTGTGGAGGGAGAGATGTTGTACCTACACTACCTGCTGCACGACTTGCAGGAGCAGTAAAATGAATCGCCTCCTTTGGAACACTTGACCCTTCTGTCATCAGCTTAAAGAAGAATGGCATTCTTCGGAGACGTTTCGCTATATGGTCAACAAACACTTGGGTAGAGTGGTAATCAGACATAGACTGAATACCACCAAAACGCTGAATACCCATTGTTGCCGTGATGTACCAATTCATAAAACCTGCACGAGATGTAGCCCCCTCACGTCTGTGTTTAGGATAAACAACTCCGTACATAGTTCTTTCACCAGTATCAACAATAAATTCACCCTCCTCAATATAACTATTACTGTATCGTTCTAAAAACTCATCAACACTTTTTTTCATGTTGAAATATCGAACAAAGTTTTCTTCCCCATCAGAATAAACAACTTTGTATCTAAAGAAACCATCTTTTGTTTTAAAGGCGTACATAACACCCAAAAACCATCTCCTATCTCTATCCCTATATTCTGGCAAACCTGCTTTATTTTTAGGATTACCTATAGGCCAAAAATTTAAATAAGTGTACATACATCCTGGAATGTATGTTGGAGTTCCATTATTAAAAAAGAAATAACCCTTATAGTGCCTTCTTATTTGACGCTTAATCCATTGTATTTCCTTAGAGTAATAAGAAGCGTTGTTAAATAACTCCTCATCAATATCCTCAAGCTTTACAACATCTTTTGGCTTAAGCTGTTTCTTTCTTCTAATTACAGCCTCTAATTCTGTAAGCTTTGATGGAGTTTCTTGATATTGAAATCTTTGTTTCTCTGGAGATATTCCATAGCCATCAATTTTTTTTATCGCCTCGTCATAAGGTAAATTATAATACTCTTCTGGAGTAGGCACAGGTATTGAAACTGGGTATAAATCTTCATCCTCAGAATTAAGCAATATATGATCAATTGCTTTATTATATTTATAAGAGGTATTACGCATCTACTTCTGGAAAAACATCTCCTTTATCTTCAAACTCTCTAATATATTCCTCTGGTCTTATGCCTAAAGAATCCATAAGTGTAAACTCAGTCAACTCATCCTCCAAGTCTTTACTTTTCTCACCTTGCAAGAAATCATTTTTTGACGATGCAATTTGAGACATGGTCATATTAATAATTTCTCTTCGTGTTTTTTCTGCCTGTACAATTTTAGCTTGAGCAGCCTCGTCTTCCGCCTCCAATTTAATCTCCATCTCTGTGTATCTCAACAAAGCCTCCTCGGCAGATTTCCATACCATATACTGCTCCCCACCCATTAAGAGTAAGAAGTATATTGCCCTTCTATTTACTCCTTTTACTTTCCAAGACAACATGTCTGTAATGTATTTAGGATACGGAGGTTCAATATTTAAACACTGCATGGCCCATGTCTTTCTTCTTTTCAAATCGGGGATACCTTGACCTGGAGAGCCAAGGTCATACATGTAAATTAAATATCTTAATACAACATCAGGATCTAATCCATGTGGAAGATCTCGTGCAGAAAATATTACTGAAAATTTAGATAGATCAGAAAACTCAAACAATACGGGTTGATCCATTGGTATTTTATGGATCGGATATTTTAATTTATCAAACTCTTTATTGTCGAATTTCATATCCTAATACTTCGTTATGCCTTAATGTATAATAATTTTTTTCTAGCTTACGATTTAAACCAGCTTCTAAAGGAACCCCTCTTTTTAATTTTGAATACACTATATCACCCACATTAGGTATGGCATCTGTACCAAAAGCTTTTTCTGATATATGACTAGGGCCTCCTACAGCAACAACTTCCCATGTATCATATTTATACTTATCCTCCTCACCTTCTAATAAAACTACGAAATCACTTCTTAGTTTTTCTTGCATCACTGGGAGAACTAAAGAAAATCCATCATTAGGGATAAGCTCCCCATCTCTTATTGTTAAATATACTAATAAAGGATTAATCATTAAAATTTCCTGCCCCTCATGATAAATAATGCGAGTGTTTTTTCCTTCGCTATATGCACCTACCACCTCTCTTATCTCATTATATTTAATAAATACCTTGTCGCCTTTCTTCCAATTTTTAAAATCAGAATGTACAATGTAATCTACGTTTGTAAAATACTCGGCATCTTGGCCATTCATCCTAACAACCATCTTAAATGATTGATCTCCAATAGTAAATTCTTCTTTTAAAGAACTGCTATTGTTCAGAATTACAGGTAAATAATTAAGAAATTTCATATTTTATGTGCTTAAAGTCCGTACATTTGTGTCGCTCGTTCTGAGCTGTTTTCATAATGTGTGTTTTATTTGTGTGCGGAAAGTGGGGGCAACGGCCCCACTTTTTGTTTTTCACTTAATGATCACGAACCTGTGTAAAGTTAGGAATCAATAAATTTGCCGTTGAGCCATTTTCTGACTCATTGACATAGTCAAAAGATAGGATATAACCACCAATTGGTTTAGGGGGTCTACCCTTTTCAATGTGGTATCCAAAGTCACCATCTCCATATTCCTCTTTATAAGCGGCTGTTCTAATATGATGAACATACCTGTGCTTGACTGAATATCCAGATCTTGGACTATGCTCCAAAGATTCTTGAGAGTCAATAACATGGTATAACTCGTGAACGTGACCCTGCCAAATACAATCAGCTCCAGATATCATTACACCCATACGGTTGTTTTGTATAACACCCTTTGTAACAGGTCCTCCACCTCCCGAACCATGATAATACTTTAAATTAAAAGCATGGTTAGAGTGGTTCTTATATTTCATCTGAATTTTCCACCAACCGCCATAACCTCCAGTGTAAATAGATGTCTTGTTCTTATAATTCATAAGATCAACAAATCTTTGGAGTGGATCAGTTTCTGTATTTTTAATAATTGCCGTTTCATGGTTCCCATAACCAATCCAAGCAATGTTCTGAGCATATGGACTCCACCAATCAACTGCTGTTTCAATTACAGCGTCCAAATAATTGTGTACGTTATGTTCAGGTCTGATATCCTTTTTATTTCTACGAGGATCCCACTTACCCTGCATTAAACAAAAGAAATCACCATTTATAACGATGCCCATGTCTTCGGCAATAGCCATATCTAAATGCCTTTTTAATATATCTCTTTTGCACTTTGGATTATCCCAATGGACATCAGATATCATAAGCCATTTCTTGTCAGATGAGCATTCTGTAATAAGAATGTTTTTATTTATCTTGGTTGTAAGCATTGTATACCTCGTTACTTTTTAATAAGTTAAAATATTCGGAGAATGTTTTGAAAGGTTGATCTATAATTAGTGGATCATCTGAACCAACTATATAAAGAAGAGTTCTATTGCCTACCGATATAGATCCATTATCTTTAAACTCTACATCAGCCTGTATAGCAGCTATTTTTGTTATATCAAAAATTATCGGAACAGCATCACAATAAAGTTGAGCCGAACTAGAAATATCTTCTTCAGTATTCCACACAACACATATTGTACTGCATAATGTAGGTAGAGGGGTCTCCTCTTTTTTTCTTTTTCTCCAGAACATAACTCGTATTTTCCGTAAAAATACAAAAAAGCCCCTTCGCTTTGAAGAGGCTTTTGTTTTAGAAAGGTAGGTCATCGTCACCTTTAGTCTCTACATTTGCCTGTACAGGCTCACTTTTAGAGGGCATTGGGATGTCACCGCTAATATTCCAAGCTTTTAAGGAGTTGTAAACATTTCCGTTGTACTCACGTCCTTCGATGTTAAAGCTGATTGTAAGATTATCCCCTGGGATATAAGGCTCAATCAAGCTAACCTTGTCATTTATTAGCTGAAACTCAACTAATGTTGGATACTTACCAACTGTCTCTACAACAAATTTGCGAATGGTAAACTTTGGAGTTTTTTGTTCGATGCTCCCCACCGATTTAAGTTTTCCTTGAAATTCCATTGTGTTTAATTTTCACAAAGATACATATACTTCATTTTAAAAAATCAATCTATATTTTGAAGTTTTAAACATTATGATGTTCAAATGTTGTTATTTTTTTCTTGCTTTAAAAACTTATATGTATTTACATTTGCAAAACACAATGTGTATCACACAATGAAAATCATACAAAATTACTTAAGAAATATGTTTAAGGTTGAAAAAGACGTTCCAGTACCAAATAGCGGAAGAGGACGCAAGGCATCTTACGAGTTGCCAGATATGGAAGTTGGAGATTCTTTCTTTATTGAGGGAGAAACATCTAAATATTTAGCTCGTTTGTTTTATCAAAAGAAAAAGAAGAAGTATAAATTGACAGCTAGAACTATGGACGGAGGAGTTAGGATCTGGAGAGTAAAATAGATTATTAGCTTTCGTTTTAAGTTTGAGTCGCAGCAAACTGAAAACATAAAACATTAGCCCTGTTGAATGGCGTGAGACTGCGACCTCCCCATTCTTCGGGGCATTTTTTTCGCACATATGAACACAGGACAAATAATAAAAGCCAAGTCTGAAAGAGACTTCACAATGCTGAGTAATAGATTACTCCAAGACTGTACATTAACAATTGAAGAGAAAGGTCTATTGGTATACTTACTAAGTCTGCCATGTGATTGGATTCTTTATAAGAAGAACCTGCCTGAGAAGACTGGAGAGTCTAAGGGGACTATAGATCGAGTGTTTAAACAACTCCAAGAGAAGAAATATATCACATCTGTCAAGGTTATTGACAATGATACAAAGTTGTTTAAAGGGTGGAATCACATTGTGTATGAAGTTCCGACATCGGAGGAAACCGACATTCGGGAAACACCGACATCGGCTTTTACCGACCTCGGTCAAAGTATGCCTATACAAATACTAAATACTAATACAAAGAATAATAATAATACAAATACTAATATAGGGAAATCACGTTTTTCTCCTCCAAGCCTAGATGAGGTTAAGGCATTCTTCAGAGAGAAGGGGTATCGTGAGGACGTAGCTATAAAAGCCTACAACTATTACAGCGATGGTAATTGGCATGATAAAACCAATAAACCTGTAAAAAATTGGAGATTAAAAATGCACGTTTGGTTCAGAGATGAAAACAAGATACAAGAAGTTAAGCTGAAAGTAAGAACTGCGTTTGGGGATGTTGTTGAAGTAACTAAACAACAATATGATTCAGCGGTTCCAGGAACATTAAAACTAATAAACCAATAATATGAGTAACTATCAAAAACTAACCGATCTAGGTATTCAATGTAAGGATAGACAAGGTCAGCAAAAAGTTAACTGTCCATTTTGCAAAGACATCCGTACAAACAAAAGCGACAAAAGTCTATCTGTAAATGTTGAGCTAGGTGTCTATAAATGCCACTACCCAAATTGCGAGGCATTTATTGGAAAGACTGTGAAGTCATATGATCGTAAGCCAGAATATGTAATCCCAGTCTCTAAACTTCAGAAGGTCAGCGACAAAGTTTTATCATGGTTTGAATCGAGAGGTATATCAAACAATACGCTCCTGCAATTTAAAGTAACAGAGGAAGAGACATACTTTCCACAAGCATCTGAAAACCGTAAGGCTATTTGCTTTAACTATTACAGGGGGAGTGATTTAATTAATATAAAATACAGGGACGCAGCCAAGAATTTCAAGATGGTTAAGGATGCGGAACTCATCATGTATAATTTGAACTCAATAGAGGGCTATAATTGGTGTGTAATTGTCGAGGGGGAGATGGATGCCTTATCAATGCATGAAGCTCAAATTTACCCTGTTGTAAGCGTTCCTAATGGGGCAACGAAGGGTAACCAAAACCTTAAGTATCTCGACAACTGCATTGACCACTTTATAGATAAAGAAAAAATAATCATATTTACAGATAATGACTCCTCTGGGATGTCTCTCAGAGATGAATTAGCCAGACGATTAGGCAAGGAGAGAATATGGTTTGTAAACTGTCCAGAAGGAAGCAAGGATGCCAATGAGGTAATTGTGAATTATGGGGTTGATGTGTTAAGACAAATTATAGCTGAGGCATATCAGATCCCAATTGAAGGTATTGAGAAGGCAAGTCATGTAAAGGAAAAAATCTACGACATATATAGAAATGGATTCCCACATGGACTTAAATGTGGATACAATATGTTTGACGAACATATATCATTCAGAGGTTCAGAATTTACAATAATAACAGGTACTCCAAACGCAGGGAAGTCAACTTTTCTGAGCAATATACTTGTCAGACTAGCTTCAAAACATGGCTGGAAAATAGCGATGTTCTCTCCAGAAAAACAACCTACAGAGATCCTATTTTCAGAACTAGCAGAGTTATTCATAGGTAAGTCTTTCACGTCATTTAATCCAATAAATAAAATGACAGAATCAGAGGTCGAACTCGCAACACGATTTGTTGATGACACCTTCTTTTTTATGAAGATAGATGAGATGGAAGTTACCATAGATGGAATACTCTCCAAGGCTGAGGAGCTGGTTAAAAGAAACGGTGTAAATTGTCTTGTAATTGACCCTTGGAATTATGTCGAACATAAGATTCCACACGGAATGAGCGAGACTCAGTATATATCTGAGGCACTTACAAAAATAAAGAGATTCAAAGATCGTTATGATGTCCATGTATTTGTAGTTGCTCACCCAACAAAGATCAGAAAGGAGAACGGAGTGTACATCGTGCCTACATTATATGACATCGCAGGATCTGCACACTTCTTTAATAAATGCGATAATGGATTTGTAGTATATAGAGATTATCTATCTGGACAAACTCGTGTATACATACAAAAGATTAGATGGCAATTCATAGGTAAAGTCGGAGATGTGCCATTTATATACAGTCCAATAAACAAAAGATTCTCTGAAGTCGGTAGCGATGAACTAACTACATTCAACCCAATTGGAGATTACGAACTACAAAATAATCCATATTTAGGCAATGAAGATATACCATTCTGATCCATCACTACAATTAGGACTACGACAATTAGCAATTACTAAAATAAAAGATGGAGAGCTAATTGGTTCAAAACAAGATTATTACGAGAATATAGAATGTGTGTATATTTGTTTGGAAAAAAAATATGATAAAATTTTAGAAGTTTTATTTGCATTTTGTGAGAAAAATGTTAGATATTTGCGTAAGAATAATTTAATAACTCAAACAGTAAGCGAAGAAATAAAGGAAAGGGCTAAAAAAAAGACTTGCAATGAACTTGGGATATCAAAACCAGAAGCAAGTGAAAAATACAAAAAGAAATACCTTCAGAACCTTTACAAATTTGTTTATTGGGAGTTCATTAAATCACACACACTAGAAGAAGTAAAAATTAAATTCAACAAACTATGAAAACAAAATCAATCCACTTTCTGGACATATTGGAATATGTGCCAGATTCAAAGAAAAATCAATTTATTACGGACTTAGTTGTTTTTGTTCCACACATTCAAGCCGAGGCTGAAAAGTACAAAAATATTGTTCACGATGTAAACTTTGGAAAAGAGCGTAAAATGTATGTAGACACGATGCGTAAAGTAAGCAATTCTATCTGGAATAGTGATGATAGTACAAGAAGAGATTTGAGAAATGTTCAATCTCGTCAAATGCTTTACTACTTTTTGTACAACACACTCCCATTATCATACATGGATGTTGGAGGGTATTTTGATAAAGATCACTCTACCGTAATACACGGCATCAAAAGATTCACCTCTGATATGGAGACTTCATCTAGAACAAGATTAATGGTTGAGTTCTTTGTAAATAAAATGGAAGAGAACGGCTACAGACAACCAAGAAGAGCATATGATTTATTAATGAGTAGAATCGAAGTTTATGGAAATATCAATCAATAAGCCCCACAGCACAACATTTGAGTTTGAAGGAGAATGTTTCTTAGATATGAAGTATTCATTCACTCTTACAAAAGTAGTAGACGAATCAGGCACACATTATTTTGTATCAGCCCATCCTCACTCCTCTGAGAGCAATTGGGAAGACTGGAACAATGTGAAGCAGAATGTGATTGAAAACATAATAAAAAAACACTTCGAACAAAATGGAGCAGAGTAAAACAACAGAAGAAAATGTATCATACGAATACAAACAGTCTAGCATTGTAACCAAAGTTATGGATGATATTAAATCCAGAGAAAAAAAAGGGTTTATGCAATACGGAACAACAGTGGATCGAACAGATTACGATCTAAAAATGTGGTTGCAAGAAGCGTATGAAGAATGTTTGGACCAGGCGATATATTTAAAAAGTGCCATTGAGAACTTGAAGAAAAAACGCTAAATTAGCGTAATGAAACCAGAATCCAAATACCTAAGAAAAAGCAAATTCTGCAAGAGTAATTGGCTGGTAATAAAAGGAAACAATGAGTATTTAGTCAGATGTAAAACCTGCGGAGTATATCTTATGAATGGAGGTATTCCAAAATGTTTACAAATAAATCCAGAAGAAAATTAAAAATCTTTTGTTAATAATTTTCACTTGATTTTCTTTTAAAAAAGATTATATTTGTAACGCATATAAAACACACAATAGTTCTTTTGGCAATAGAGTCTATTACAAGCTATAAATAGTCGTCTGGATAACGAAGCCATTGAAGCCTCAACGGAGGAATTAGTAAATGCAAATAGTGGAGTAATGGATCTATGCCATAAGAACGTGTTTTTTCATAACACACCAAATAATGACAATAAATTTAACGGAGTCGGAGGTACACTTTCTTAGAACTATTGCCTCAACAAGGTCCTACTTTAACAGGAATAATAATGTGGTAGACCAAAAGTTTGCCTCTGAAAAATCAGGGTATGAAATCGACTTTGATGGATGTCTATCTGAGTACGCATTCTGCAAATGGCATAACATTACATTTAGCCTAGCAGATACTCCAGGACAGCCTGACTGTGTTTATAAAAATTTAACCATTGACATTAAAAGCACTCGACTAAAAAATGGAAGGCTCATGGTCAAATTAAATGCAATACCTGTTGATATGTATGTACTTGCAATTGTACAAAATGACTACACAATTTTTTTTCCTGGGTATATTCGCTCTGAAGATATAAAAAAGCAAGAAAATATCCGTAACTTAGGAACTGGAGACTCGTATGTCTTAGATCAAGATCAATTATTAAGGTTTAAGGAAAATGGAAAGAAAAAATAGACTGTCAATTACATTCTCGGAGGATGAGTTTGACAAAAATTTAGAAGTAACCGAATGGTCCAATGGGGCAGGTGTAGACTTTACAATAGAATATAAAGGACATAGAACTACATATCCTTTATCTTATAGAGAACTACACATACTTAAGAAGCTTACAAAGCATATTCTTAAAAATGTTGAGTAGATTTTATCTGAAAACCTTTACCTTATTCTTTATTTTTAAAGGCTGACTTATAAATTGTTTGCCTCTTTTATTTCCTTCTGACTTAGCTTTATTAGTAGCCTTCTTCTCTCCAGAAGTTAAAGAATCCCAAGCAGCTTTAGGTAGATACCTTTTCTTACCCTCAGACTTAACTTCTTTCGATAAACCTTTGCTTTTATTTGAGTGTGTTCCAGATGTCATCCACTCTTGCTTAGTCCAATTCTTTAGACTTTGTTGTGACTTAGCTAATGCCATTACTTATATCCTCCACCTTTAGCTTTATATTCACGAGCAAGCATTTGTGCTTTTCTAGCACTCCACTCTCCAGGATCACCACCTTTGGTTCCAGCTTTAATCTTATTAAACAAAGACTTTCTCATACCTGGCTTAGTATAATTACCAGCTTGATTTACTTTGCTTGTGGTTTTTTTATTTAACTTCATTATTTATTACGGCCAAATCTTACAACTTTTTTACAGCTAGTAGACATACCTCCCTTTTTATTTCTTTTTCTTGCTAATTCGGAAGCTCCCATATCATAATTAGCTTTTTTACCTCTTTTATTGTTAGTATTGTTAAAGTTAACAGTGTAATTAAGAGATGATTCTTTCTTTTTACTAGCAGGCTTATTTATATCCTTACCTTTTGCAACTTGTTTTTGTTGTCTAGGAGATAAAGGCATTCTAGGAGGTGTTCCACCTAAATCACGAGGGTTAGCCTGTCTATTTGCTTCTGCCAAATCTTTTTTATATTGCTCCATTTTAGATTTATAATCTTTTCTTTGAGCAATTCTAGCTTTAATTCCGTCAATTGGATTTTTTGGTTTCATATTAGTATAATTTATTTAGCGTTTCATTCTCCTTACTTGTCTATCTCTTCTAGCGGATTTACGTTTTAAAGATTTATTTTTTCTTTTTGTACTAAATAGATCCTTTCCAAAATCCTCACATTTTTGGATAATACCTTTTTTACTCTTGCAATTCTTATTTTGCTCTTTTAAATCTTTTCTTTTTTGTTTGCTAGACTGAATATTTTCTTTTATGCTGCTAGCTTTTTTCTTCAGTTTATCTTTAAAAGTGCTACCGCCATCATTTTTAGGAGGAGTGTCTTTAGGTGGCGTATCTTTAGGAGTTCGAGTTATACCAGGGAAATTTACTTTTGGAAAATTTATATCAAGTGAATTTTTCTTATCGTTAAATTTAACTGATTTATTTACGTTACCCATTTTATCAGTATATGAGTAAGAGAATTTTTTATTCCCTTCTCCTAATGATTTAGCCATTTTAGAAGCATCCGCTGGATTTAATCTGGTGTAAGATGTCTGTCTTTTTTTGCCTTTTAAAGCAGTGCTTTTTTTTGTTGCGTAATTAACACCACCAGAACCTACTTGCTCTGCGGCTGAAGGACCTGCTTGCTCTGCTGCTGAAGTACCTTTTTTTCCTCTTTTTATTTGTAAACCTCTCATGACATTTTATTTTTTTCAAAAATAATAAATTTTATGTGTTTAGCTACCTTTAACCCACTTTTTATTTTTAGGTTGAGATGTCTTGCTTGGACTCCATTTAACTTTATCGGCCCAATAGGCGGCACTCATTTTGCCTTTAGATATATTCTTAGCATGACGAGACTTAAAAGCCTCACGTTGTCCTGCTGTTTGATTTGTCTTTACACCCTGTTGACCAAAGCGAATGGTTTTAACTTGTTCACCCTCCTTTGCCACAACAATATGACTCTTTGTTGGGTGGCCTGGAGTTCTCTTTGGCTTATTAAAACCAGATACTCCAGCACGAGCTAAACGAGAATCTCTTTTGATCATGATTTCGAAGATTTCTTTAAACCTTTATTTGCTCTATAAAGTTCTTTGGCGTATTTTCTATTGCTAGTATTTTTTACAGAAGTTTTATCAGAAACTCCTTTTACTGAATACAAAGGCTTTGAACCTCTAGACTTCTCCATGGTCAAAGATGTTTTATTACCAGTATTTCTTTTTGTTATAAATAAAGATTTTTTACCACCTTCATTTTTAATGGCAATCATTTTAGATTTTTCTGGTGATAATACTGATAAAGTAGTGGCCTTTAACCTTTCTCCACTGTCTGATTTTGTATTCCTCCTTCCAAATGATATAGCTTTATCACCAATTACTCTGGATCTTTCAACATTTCTTCCTTTTGTATTAGGATCATAATATTTAGAAACGGATTTTACAATCTTACCGTCCTTAGAAATATTTTTTATTTTAGTAACACGACCATCGCTAGAAATAGAATAATCAGTTACTTTTTTTCGCTTTTTCATTTGCCCTGTCCTTTATATTGTTTCTTATAATTCTTAGATGTTTTGGTTCTTGATGTTTTTGTCTTTGAATGAATACCAGGTCTAGAAACCTTAGCTTTCTTTTTGAACTTATTATCTGTTTGAACCTTAGCCATTATTTAAGTTTTTTAAAAGAATTAATCAATGGAAGATTACCTAAAGAAACCTCCTTTTCCTTTACTTGAGTGTAAGGTTTAAATCCCTTTTCATTTACTCTTACTTTCATCTTATTAGACTTAATAAAAGAATTTGGACCACTCTGTTTTTGGACGGTAGTTTTTTTTCCTTGTGGAGTAAACTCAACTTTTTTCATTTTTGTTGCTCCACTTGCCTTGGTAATATATTTTGTTTTAGAATTATCACCAATTACTGTATTTTTTTTTCTTCCAAACATGATTTTATTTTTTATATGACTTGCGTAATCTTGTAGCCTTGCCATCAGACATAACTTTTTTAACTCCAAGTCTATTCATGTAAGACCCTGTTTCATCAACCTCAGAATCTCTATAAGCATCAATATAACTAACAAGCTTACCCTTTTTGTTATATTTAGAAGCCATCTTACTTTCTACTCCACTCTTATCATCTACATAATAATCCACATTGGATTTTAACTGGCCAGATCTACCTCTTTTTGTCGTTTTAGAATATTGTGTAGATGGGGTAATTGAGTTTACTCTTCTCTTAACAGTAACCTCTCCTCCATTAGATGGCTTGAATTTTTTAACCTTATCAACGGTATATCTTCCAGAAGATTCACCAACAGGAGGCTGAAAAGACTTTGTAGTCTTTTTAGTAATTGTACCTCCAACGGCCTTACGTTTTACCTCTACTGTTTTTCTATTACCATCTTTAGTTACAGTTCTGCTGTATGAGCCAATTTTAATTTTTTTCATGACATATAAATATTTGATAACAAAGATAGTAAAGTAAACGAAACAGGCAAAAAAAATAAAATATCAAATCTTCATTGTTTGATAACTCTCCACAGATTATATTTGCCTACTCATATAATCAATAAAAACATGGATAATAACTACGCATTTCTAAGATCACAAGTAAAAGCATTTCACCCTAACTGGAGTGAGGAGCAAGTCAAAGCTGAAATTGAAAAGATTATGAACGGAGAGGAAGAAGACGATGGATGTCTCTACTGTGGATCATAACATTCAATTGTTAATAACTCATTCCAAAAAATATTTTTTATTTTAAAAACATTTGTTACATTTGTGAAATAATTACAAACACAAATGGAAAAATTCAATTTCACACAAGAGGGCATTAACCAGATAAACAATGTTCTTTTCAACACAATGCTTGAACTTTTAATTATGAACTCCTCTCGAAAAAATGAGGAGATATCTTCTGCTTTAAAAGAAGTATTGAATGGGGTTGTTGATGCTATTGCAGGAGATTTTGATGATATAAGAAAGTCTGATGATTTTATAAAGTCTGTTGAAGAATTTCACAAAGAGTTACAGGATAGAAATTAATTAGCTCCGTTGGCCAGGAGATCGTAAAACACAGACTGCCTCTTAACAATGCACACTATCTGTTCTCATCGTATAGGAGATAGAGTTAGCCTTCTCGATGTCATTTAAAAAGGCAAGTGTTGTTTCCTTGAGAAAGAAATGTGAGGATTTGCAGAGTAAAAGGAGTTAATACTGCAAGAACGCTCTCACAACACAGAGGACTTCTCATCCTCAACATAAAAGGAGTCGTGTATTGGTACATCGGATTGTTATAGCACCGATAGCAAAAAACACATAAACAAGATGTGGTCACTATAATGACTGCTACACAAGGGTTCGAATCCCTTCTCCTTTTCTAGATTGAGCAGATATGAGTAGCAAGAAGCAAACATCGGTAGACACCCTCTTTGAAAGACTATGGGACACCCCAAAAGACAAGTGGGAATGGAACGCTATAATCAAGGAGATAAGAGAGGTTCACAAGCAGGAGATGAAGGACCTTTACCTCGCTCATGTGACTAAAACTCCTCGTTTGAGAGAAATCTTCGAGAAGCAATTTGAGGAATACTACACGAATACATTTGAGTAATCATGACACCAAAAGAAAAAGCATTAGACTTATTTTCTACATTCAGATTTGCTATATCATTTCCTAATAATCCACTTGGTGAGGATAAAGATAGAGTAGCAAAGATATGCGCATCTATGGCAGTGGCTGAAATAGAAGAAGCACTTGTGGATTATGGTAGAGGGGATTCGCTTCAACTTCAAAACATGGATTCTGAATTTAGATTTTGGGAGCAAGTAAAACAAGAAATAGAAAACCTTTAAAACTAAATAACTATGGAAAAGAAACAAACTGCGGTTGAATGGTTAGCTGAACAATTAGTGCCAAAGGCTATGCTTACCTATGATGCTATAACTTATAATGCTATTCAACAAGCCAAGCAAATGGAGAAGGAGCAACATTTTGAATCATATAGACAAGGTAACGTCTTCTTAGACTCTGACTCACTTAACTTTAAAGGTAGTTTTGATGAATACTACAACGAAACATACGGAGGTAACAATGAGTAATTGGATAAGCGTAAAAGAGGCACTGCCAAAATCTATAAATGATGAGTATTATTATAGCGAAAATGTTTGGGTGCTTTGCGACAATGAGGTAATGGTAATGAGATTGGTCTTAATACAAGATGATGATGGAGATTGGGCTTGGTTATGGGCAAATTGCTATGGAAATGTTTTTGGAGATGGTAAAGTGGATGATGATTACGAAGTAACACATTGGATGCCATTAGAAATTCCACAAAATTTAGGAGGTCAAGATGAAAACCCGTAAACATCAATGGTTCTGTGAAAAAACAAAAGTTGCTCAAGCATACACTATACCTTGTGTTGGCTGTGATTTTACTTGTAAGAATGTAGTACGTCAATCTAAATCTCATGTTATAACCAGAGCTAAACGTAAAGCAATATTACAACGTGACCGTAAAAGGTGTACACAATGTGGTAACACAGAAAAATTAACTGTAGACCATTTACTTCCTATTTGTGAAGGGGGTAAAAATGATAGTTGGAATCTTACTACTTTATGTCATGCTTGTAATAACAGTAAAGGAGATAAACTGGTAGATAAATTCTTGAAGTTACGGTTTAATCAACGGTACGGAATTAAAACTTACATGGGATGGTAGAATTATTTTGGATTATTTTTAAAGAACCTTTTAGAATGGTCAACGATTTTATGTTTGGAGATAACCATCATATCGTATCTGAAAGAGGTTGGAAAATATTAAATAACAATAAAAGGTCAAGATGAAAAGTAAAAGACTCACAGAAGAAGAAATGCTAATAGAAATAATAAACACAATGTTTCTTATAGCTGGTCATGATGCAACATACGAAGATGTCAAAGGTCGACAAGACCAATGGTACACACAATGGACCATGACTCCAGAACAAGAAAAGAAGTGGATGGAGTGGATGATCTCCTACTACCGTAAGAATAAAAGAATGACAATAAGCTACGCAAAAAGAGCCGCAGCATGGACAAACCTAATGTGGGGACTAACCGTAGTACAACCATTAATAGAACAGGAAAATGAGTGATATAAGCAAGTGTTCGGGTGAAGGATGCCCACACAAAGAAAAGTGCTTCCGATTCACAGCACCAGCTGACGAGTACCGACAAGCCTATTTCGCAGAGCCTCCAATCAAAGACGATGGATCCTGCGATATGTTCTGGGGACAGACACAAACAGATATCCTCTCCCAACTAAAAGATATTTTGGGAGGTAAATCATAATTTGTATATTTGTTCATTATTAATATTAGAAATAATGGCAATCAAGAAAAACGGTCCAGGTAAAGGATTTAAAATACAACCAGAGCCGCCTAAAAAAAAGGTGAGCTACTCAGTTAGCGGAGGAGGATCACAAAAGTCATCTAGCTTTGCAGCAGATATGTCGTATCAAATAACGCCAAGATTATCAGCATCAACCTCTCTTTACGCAGGATCTGGTAAACCATCTGGACAAATATCCTTGACATATAAAGCTCCAATAAAAAGAAAGAAGAAATCATGATGAACTTAAACTTCGGACCAAAAGACCCAAAGAAAAAGAAATCCTTTGTCATAGTAAATAAGAAAAAAGTTTACATAGACAGCCAGGAAGATCTAATGAAACTCCTAAAAGATACAGGACATAAACCTTATAAAAAATAGATTACTCAAGAAGAGCCTCGCAAGAGGCTTTTTTTATACCCATAAAGTCCCCTATACGTCACAAAAACCCGAAAAATTGTGACACATAAGTCACATTATAGTATGACTCCTCAGTCATTAAAGTCAAAATATGGCTTTACGGTCAGCGATCCCACACAATAGTATGGTTTAATAGTCATTTTCTCTCCACAGAACAGTTCTGCATATTTAAATGAGCTAGATGTTATAAATAACACCCGTCCGATATAAACGGACAACCAACAAAAGACAGTAAACCACTCCTACTGGCAAATGTTTGTCGCAATTATAGTAAACTTTTGCGACAGCTGTTGTAGATAATTATCACCAGAATCAACACTATCGTTGATAATAATCCCCAACCCCTATAACGAACCCACCGCGTTCGCAATAGTTACATTCTGCAACCAAATGGTTAGTACCACTAACCAACTCCCAAAAAAAACAAGATCCCAGCAAAATCAGCTATTCCAACGATGGACAAATCGCATTTGGATCAAATTGTTTAGAATCTTTTTTGAAAACAAAAAGCTAGAGAGAAGAGTGTAGAGGGGGGTTTCAGCACCAGACATGTATACCGCTCGCCCAGCGAAATCGCCCCTTCCGAACCCACCCCCCATGAAACCTTGTCCCTCTCCAAGCCCTGCACACAAGGCCTGCTCTACATTCCATGGCATTGTCCAAAGCCCCACAGCCCACAGCGTTTCCTCCAACGCCAATGATACCAAGGGATACAGAGGCACTAATATCATAACGTTTCCTGCCATATATTCAAGTGTGTACTTTATACACTAACTAAGTGTACACAATACACTAACCAATCAGAACCTCTCCTGTTATTGTGCAACACCACCATGAGTTATACACATTGCCATGTTGATAAAGATATGTTAAGGCCAACACAATAAATCACGGCACCCATAGTTGACCCAACCCTTGCACTTAGTGTACATTATACACCAACCCTTAGTGTATCCTGTACACCTTTGCCCTAATTTCAGCACCAAAAACCCAAATTCGGGAACTCTTGGAACACCTGCTAAACCAACATCTTCATCCCATATGCCCTTCTGAAACCCTTGTCATTACTGCGATTCATAAACATTGCGATTTTCTTTAATTTTTTTCTCATTGATATTCAGTCAGTTAACTATTTATTTTCATTTTTTTTTCATCCCAACACAATAAACATTTGAGCAATTACATTATTACTACAGATTCCAACGGGAATCACGAAAATTGAAATAGTGTATAACTGCCGCAACTGAATAGTTATAGCTCCATGCATATGTGAATAACCATAGGAGTGAATTACAGAGTTATTATACATTATGATATGAATAGTAAGTGGAGCAACCTGCAACCATGATTGGAGGAGTAACTTAACCGATGCTAGAAGGGGTAGTGAAACACTGAAGCAGGGACGCACATAGCGGAAAAGCGTATAAAGCCCGCAGTTCTTTGAAGTATGAGAGGAGTTAACAGGAGTAACATTGATAGGGGTCAATGCCTGTGGAGGAGGTAATCTGAAAAGGGGAGCAGGGCCGTGAGGACTGCACCTTTTCGTTAACGTATCACAACTAGATTCCGAAGGTCTAGCAGTATTCTACTGAATACAGACGGGCGAACTAATTACTAACCACTTAATAACTACAGCTATGAGAACCACGCAAATCTTGAGAATCGAGAACGGATTCGAAATTATTGGACTATTCGAGGACGGAGTATTAATCCGCGAGATGAAACGTAGAGTCCGTGGATGGGACTGAGACGGGGCGGAGTAAACACATTTGTATAACCACTTAAAAACTTAATAACATGGAAAACACGACAGAATTTATCTTACAGGAAAACGTACTAACCAACAACACATTACTTATAGCTGATGAAGGCTATGTATTCAAAGGGGGCTATGTAGCTGTAATTCGAGAGTATGTTTATGCTAACGAGTGGAGCGACATAGAGGTTGTTAAAAAATTCAGAACACTTGAAAGTTTGAACAAATACCTCGATAAAAAATACCCAAACTGCGAACTTTAATAACAACTTAAAACTTAATAAAATGAAAAACGCCACAATTGAAACCCTTTTGTTCTTGAGCATGCTTGTATCAACCCTCGGAGTATTCTTTGGTATTGCCTTGCAGTCAATTGAATTTACAACGATGATGATGATTTGCTTCTTCACTGCTTTTGCAGGAATTGTAATCCACTTGAGAGAATTAAAAAAGTAATAACCATAAAACCATAACAACATGATTGCACGAATTTTAACAGCCCAACAAATCAAGGAATCTGAAGGGCGTAACTACAACCCACAAATTTGGTTGTCTAATGTCGATGAAATGGTGAGCAAATACAGGGACGTGGTGTTCTACCATGTGCCGAAGGATGACTTGTTCAGCTACGACAGGTACTTTGTCGAGTACACCTTGGATACAGGTCTAAGGCTATTCAAATCTTTCAGCTACAGCAGTAGTATGACCAATGGAGGTTTTTATAGGCTCGATAAGTTCCCTGTAACAGCCGATGGAAAAGACATGCAGGACGCCATAAGCATGTTTGAGTCGGGTGATACGGAAGGTGCTAAACAGCTATCTACTGAGTTGATTAATAACCCTAGCATTTTTAAAATTGAGAGCGGTAAATTCATGACCCAAGATGGCGACATGGTCATGATAAACACTACAAAAGAGGCTCGTGATTGGATGACTGAACGTAGTATTCAGTACGGCTTGACATTCACCAAAGGCTTGTTTTAATTCACGGAGGGGAGCGACTCCACAACGCTCATATTTTATTAACCACTTAAATTTATAAAACATGAAAACAACATGGAACATTGGGCTGAACAACAACCCATACACAGCTACATTAATCATTGACGCAATTACCACGGCCTTTCCTCATAACGAGGGGTATATAGTGGCCTACAGGGAACACATGGGAGAGTGGGAGGGAAGACCCGAACCGACCCTTGTAATTGAGGTAATTGGAGAGCAGGACGCAGATTCTATGGTCATCCTAACCAAAATGATGTGCATAGCTTTCACACAGGACGCAATTGCCGTTCGCAACAACGAAGACGGGGTACTTGTTTACAACCCTAAATTTGAAGGTGAGCAGTACACATTCGACCCTCAATACTTTCACGAAATCTAATTATAAACCCTTAAAATTTACAGCTATGACAAAGAGACAATTGAATCAATTCGAGAAAGACGTTGCAGATGAAATCAGAAATTTCATCGAGTATTACACCTCTGACGAGGAGGTAGGTATCAGAATGTTTAACACCTTGGATGACTACATGGACGAGGTGTACGAACAGCCACGAGAGGTCATGGTATTCACCTTTGACGTACGCAACGGACAGGATATCTTTTGGAAGAAAGCTATCATGGACGAATCACCTACAGCGGAGTACATTCCTGCCGAGGAATTGCACCTGTGGGTGGCTAAGTATCGAGGCTATGGGTGGGAGGTAAAGGTTAACTGACGAGTCTTGAGTAGACGAAACGTGAGGCTACGGCCTCATGTATTAACCAATACAAAAACACCATGAAGAAATCAGAAATTTTAAATGCCTATGTTACGGCTATCGAGACTGGCCAATGGGACTTTCCAAAAGGTCATGTGTTCCAAAATGTGAGCGAAATCTACAGCCTAGTCGCGGAGGGGAAGACCATCTACGAATTCGCTGAAGCAGGGGCTATCAAGTTCGGGACAATTACAGGAACTATCCTTGGGTTCTCCATGCAGAGCAACGGAGTGGGAGGATACGTTAGCCAATCGACTCGTAAGGCTTTACGCAAGGCCATCAATTATGTAATCAATTAAAAACAAAAACTAATGAAGACTAAAAGATATATATTAACGCTTCTTAATGATACAGGAGACGTAATTGACGCTAGGATATTCTACGCTTTGAGTCGAGATGAGGCGTTAAAACAAGCAAAACTCTTTCTCAACTTTCAAGGTCTTAAACAAAAATTCAAACTTAATCTTCTTAAATAATAAACGCTATGAACCTGTACGAATTAAAAGTATATGCCAAGGAAAAAATGTTGGCTTACCCTCAATTGAGAGAGGAAATTTGGTCTTACGTTGAACTAGCCTATTCGGAAGTCGAGGAGGGGAACAACGAGAGTCGTGAATGCGATATGGCTGTTAATGACATTGACTTTATAATCAATGAAATGATAATTGAACATCATATCGAAAAAGAGACTGGCAATAATTAATAACCCTTAAAAACAAAAGCTATGAAATACACAACACAAGAAGGCTTTACTTGGGAGATTGTAACCAAGGAGAAAGCAATTGAACTTATTAAATTAGGTGCAGAGGTCTACAAGGTATACGATGACGAGAGCGAGGACTTGATTGACATGGAGGACGAACTATGGGACGTTGACGGACTCATGTTCTACGCCATCGATGGAAACACCGCAAGGATTTTTTCAAACCAATCTCCCATCAAATGGGCTAGAGTAGATACGGCCACAGGAAAAGGAATGAACGAGGGCTTCTGCGTTAACGATGGAGACGCTTACTTCGTAGACAAAGCAGACCTAGTTAAGTACCTTAGAGAAGAGATGAACGTAGACGAGAACAACGAACTATCGGACGAGTTCATCTTGGAAGAGGCTTACCAAGAAGAGGAGGAGGGCTACTACTACTACACCGAGTGGGACGTAGAAGACGAAGAGTATTGGTACGAGGAGCAAGAGGATGGAACGCTCAAAGAAGTTTGGGCTGACGAATTATAAATTAACATAACCATAAATAACTAAACACCATGAACATCAACGAAAGTAAATTTATCTGCACGGAATATGACTCGTACGGAAGTTATGAATCATACAGACGCTTGAGCGGTAAAATAACAAAGCAACGCAGAAAAGCGATTGAGAAAATTGTTCGCACATTTAACCACAAATGGGATGCTCCATACGGAGTCTCACCAAACGGATACGCCTACCGATGTGGTCACATACATGATTGTTGCGGATGCCTTGTTTCCAAGGGGATGTCAGTCGAGTTCAAGAAACTGGGCAAATCACATGTAGCAGTTTTGACAATTTACGAATCTTTTAACCTCTAAAACTAAACACCATGAACACAGAAGAAAAAAAGCTAATTGATTATTTGACGAGCAGAATTGCTCATAAACTTGGAGAACTTCGCTCAGACCGAAAAATGCTCTCAATCGATCTTGAAATCGACTATCAAGGCTCAGTGATTAACGTGGAGGGCTATGCTGACTTCTTTGTCAAGGACGAGGAGGAAATGTATGACTTCACCTGTACCCGATTTACTATCACCTCCTTTGGAGGGGAGGAATTCATTGATGAGTACATGGATGAATCTGTAACCGAAATGCCAACTAAACTTTTAACCCAAATTATTTAACACCATGAACATAGACAAACTTATCGCCTATGAGTCGGGAGACTTAAGCGATTCCGAAACAATCAACTTTTTTGCAGACCTTATCAAGACCAAGATGGCTTGGAGTTTACAGGGACATTACGGACGTGTAGCATCAGCCATGATAGATGCAGGGTTCATTTCTTCTGAGGGAGAGGTGACCGAGTTAGCTAACGAAACATTTAACCACTAAAACTTAAATACCATGAACATCACAATTGAAAAACGCCCAATGCAACAGCACATCGGAGGCTCTTGCGACTATGTATTCCAATCACGTCAGAAGGCTTTGTCCAGATTCTTTGAACTGGCGGATGAATTGGACTATGAGGTATCCGTTAGCTATCACAAGAACCTTATCACCTACGAAGGTGGAGGGAGGGGCTGTGACTATCGAATTGAATTAACCCTAACATCCATAGACCATGAATGAGACAGCGTTGTTTTTAAATGATGTTCTTGGGAGCGGTGTAACCTTTGAGGTATACCACAACCGAAAACTAATTTACAGGAAACACTACGACCACAAGCGTTCTTTAGCAGACCTCGTGAAGTCTTTCGAGGAGTGGAAAGAAGACCAAGAAAACTTTAAAAAGATAATGCCATGAAAATAGACGTGAAAATACCACCAAGCATGGACGTTAAACACGCAATGGAAAGCATCTCGGATGCGTTGTACTTCAGTGGAAATGTAACGCAGGAGGAGTATGACTTTGTTTACAACATTCTTCAACAAATACAATTAAAAAAGTAATGCCATGAAAGTAAAAATCAACGGACAGGTGTATGACGTTATCTCATACCAATCAGAAAATTTAGGGACTCGTGCAAACCCCGAAATGTATCTCAAGGAAGTTACAGCCGATGTCAACGGAGTTGCTACCACATTCTCAGTAGATAATAATGAAATAGAGTTGGGAGGTGTGCTATGAACATGGAGCAATTCGATAGATGGATGTACACCGAATACATCAAGGCCATAGCTGAGATACAGGAGGTATGCCCGTACACGAGGAAAGACATTGACTTTAAAACTTGCGTAGTTGTCGATGGTTACATAGGGGAGGAGGTTTGCTCAACTATAGCCTTTCATCCCGATGCTATGAATAAGGAGTCGTTCCTGTATAACTTGAGAAACGATTTTGCCAGGATGCAGATGAGACCCATATTCATGTCTCTGAATAAAAAAGTAATCAACACAATCAACGCAATTAAAAACTAAACGTCATGAACACCTATGAAAAAATTTCCTTGGCCATCGGAGTCATTGTATTTCTGATTTGTTTCTTCGCCATACTTTTAAACAATGAGAGGTGGGCTATAGTTGGAACACTTTCTTTGATATCTTTGTGGCTCATAAATAAAATTCAAAACTTAATTAACAAATTTCTATGAAAACAAAAATCGAAAAACTAATTGCACTTGCTGTTAAGTGTAGAGACCTTGCATCTGAATTTTCAGTGTATGGTGAGTACATCAAGTGCGTCAAAGGAATTGCTGTTTACATTGGAGACAGCAAGCTGGGTTATTCATCCGTGAACTTTACCCTCGGCAATGACTTTGACCTGCTACATGAGTTTAAGGTGACCATATCGAATGTCAGCGGTATATGTGTATCTATGCCATTCAATGAGGATGTGGAAAAGTACCTTGACGAATTAACCATGGAGGTCACGAGAAGTTATTCGTCTTGGCTAGAGACAATTGATGACACGTTAAATCAAAAGAGAGTAGAATGGGCAAAGATGAAAAGAAGCCAAATTGAGACCTTAGAAAAAGAAATCAAAAGACTGGAGGGCGAACTATGAAACATTTCATTAAAGACATAACAGACCAAGTTGTATTGGATGTTAAACCATACGGAAGGATGATGTCATTCTCTCAAATTGCGGATG